GCGAGTGCCGGCGAGGTCGGTCGGCATCGTCACGGCAGCCTGGCCCGTCTGGGTCTGCTGCTGCGTGCCGCCCTGCAATTCGGCGAGGATTTCGGCCCTGAGCTTTTCCTTGAAAGCTACGGGATCACCGATTTCCGCCTGCGCCTGTGCGCGTTTGTGCCACTCGACTGCTGCCGAATACCGATTGGGCGCCTTCAGCACCTTGTCGAAGTCGGCCTGGTCCACTGTCCTGCTCTGGACAGCCAGCATGAATGCCCGCTCTGCCGCGTCCACCGCATCGCCATGTCGGGCGATTGCAGCATCCTTGGCGATACCGTTGAGCGTGGCTTGCATCTCCTTCTGAAAAGGAGTGAGCGCCGCCTGTATTCCCGACTGTACGAACTCGTCGGGATCGTCCCAGATGTCCTTCTTCGGCTTTTCGGCCTCGGTCGGCTGCTGCGGTTTCACCGCGCCGATGAGCTGTTCGAAACGACGCTCCCAAGCGGCTTCCCGCTCGGTCATCTTCTTCTCGAACTCGGCCACCTGCTCGGTGTAGCGCTTGACCTTCTGCTTCTCGGCGTGGAGGGCTTCATGCGGGACCATCTTCTGGCCCTGCTCACCTTCCGCTCCGGTCTGCAGGTTCTCCTGGGTTACCTCTGTCGCCGTAGCGGCTTCGGTAGTGACGGTTTCCGGGCTTGCGGACGCAACAACGCCCTGCCCGGACAGAATTTCGTCCAAGTTAGCCATGTGGCACATTTCCTATTTGCTGATTAGGTCAGTACGCCCGAGGTCCGGCGGCAACTCTCTGTTTTAATGTGCAGAGAAACACAGACGCCCGCGTTAACCTTCGGCGGCAAGGTATTGTATAGCCCGGCGGCAGGTACTATATTGCCGCTATGGCTCACAAACTCAAAAAAGACATCCCGGGTTACAGGTCTTGGACTTCAATGCGTCAGCGCTGTACTGACCCCAAGCGCCATAACTTCCCTCGCTATGGGGGGCGCGGAATAAAGGTCTGCCCCCGATGGGATAACTTCGAAGCCTTCGTGGCGGATATGGGCGAGCGGCCACCGGGCACTCTCTCGACCGTATTGATAGTGACGGCGACTACACGCCTGAGAACTGCCGATGGGCGAACGCCGTTACCCAGTCTAGGAACCGCGTCGTATCATCATCCGGTAAGCGCTACACGGACCACACCGGGAAGCGGTTTAACCGGCTGACAATGCTTTCGTATCTCCGATCAGACGATAAGCATTCCTATTGGATGGCGCGCTGCGACTGCGGCAACGAATGTGAAGTCAACGCGCGCTCGGTTCTCCGAGGACACAAGCAGAGTTGCGGATGTCTTCTCAGGGAGAGATACGAGACAACTGACTACTCAGCCATGGTTTCCAATCGTTGGGATCGTTGACCCCGGCGACGGGTATGCGGTCAGGCTGCCTTGGAGGCTTTCTGACGAAACTGGTTTTCGCGGCTCTGACGGTCGGCAGCGCGGTCCTGTTGCTGGACACGCAACTCAACCGGCTTCAGTGCCGTCTCGACTTCGGTCTGGCGCGTCTCGGCAATGGTCTTGGCCGTCTGCGCGTTGGTGTTCCTGATGTCTGCGAGGGCCGTCGCGATGTCGATCTCGGACGGGCCTTCCGGTCCACCCGCCCCGGCGTCGGACAGTGCCTTGCGGGCCTGCGCCTGCTTCAGCATGGCTGCGGCGCGCTTGTCGGCAACTTCCGCCTCGGCGCCAGCCACCTGTAGCGGGTTGGGCTGCTGCGCCTTCTCCGCCCTCTCGTCCATCGCCTTGAGCACCAGATCGCGATTCTTGAGGTTCGGTGCAGCGAGAACAAGGGCACGGAATGGAAGCTCGTTGTTCGCATCGAACTGCTTCAGCTGCACCAGAGCCTCGAACTGCTCCAGTGCCGGCACAACGCTGTCCGGCGCCTCATCGATCGATATATCGCAGTCCAGCTCGGCCACATTGCCGATGCCGCCCACAATCCTTTCGGCATTCTCCGGGTTCTGCTTGATCTGCTGCATACGCATCGGATCAACGTTGATGCCAACCCACTTGATGTTGCGCTCGTCGTCCGTGACCCTGATCCACTTCTCGCCGGTCCAGAACTGGCGGATGCGATTCCAGATCGCCCGGAAGACGCGAATATCGAGGTGACGAAGATTGTCCAGCAAGTCGCCGAGTGACACCATACCGCCCTGCTGAGAGGCAATGATCGCCTTGCCCGAGGCGGCGGCAGAGCCTTGCGCCTTATCGCCCATGGCGGTAGCGTTTGGCCCCTTCAGGTCGATTGACTGCTTGGCCTCCTGGAGAAGCAACACCTGCCCTTGTGCAAGATCTTGCCGGGTGTTGAACTGGAAGCTTTCGAGCAGCGGGCCGCCCATGTCGTTGACTTCGATCCAGCCATCGGGCCGGGCAACTTCACGACGGGCCTTTTCTACATCGTCAACCGCGCCCCTCTTGGCCACGACCTGTGCGGTATTGAGCAGGTGCAGCGCCTTGGAATTGCGCTTGTTTATCGCATCCTGAAGCAGCTTCATCTCGCGAACGAGACCGTAGCGGTTGTTGTCCCTATCGACATAGGCAGACTGGATGAACATACCGCAGTCAGACTGGCCCTTGTCGTCCTTGTAGGGAGACGGACCAGCCTTCAGGATGCCGCCCTTGGTGAACTCGGCAAAATGCCATTCCTCGCCGCGCTTGACCCATATCTGCACGATGCGAACGCGACGACGCTTCTTGTCGGCCCAGAGATTGTATTTCGGCTTGTCGTCGTAGGTGTCCGACGCCGTTACCGATGCCATGGTCTCGCTAAGCGCTTCCTCTCCATCAGGATACAGGCGCAGAGCGTCGTCATAGTCCATCCACAAGACCGAGCCCTTGTAGCTCGCGTCTTCGAAGTCCAGTTCCGAGGAATGCGGGTCGTAGAATATGCGATCCCAGGCCAGCCGGCGAAGGACGATCTCCACCCCGTCATAGCCCTGCTTGACCGAAACGTCATAGCCGCCGACGCCCTCTACCAAGAGATTGCGCCACACCGCCGATCGCTTGTAGTCGAATAGCTGCTCATCGGCGACATAGCGAAGCGCCTGGCTTGCCGCCTCCGCATCATGCTCATGAACAGGTGTGCGTGGCTGGGCCTTCGGATTGATGCGCTGCTGCTTCTCCAGCCCGACGAGATAATCGATCTTCGTCTTGATGCGGTTGTCGATGTAGGGCGGCTGCCCGCGCTTCTTCAGCGCTTTCAACTCTTCATCCGACAATTGCTTGCCGTCGTGGTAGTCGCGGTCTTCCTCCGCCTGCTTGCGCGCCTCATAGGTCGCCTCTTCCGAGGCCTCGAACATGGAAACCAGTTCGGTGACGGAGAGCTTTCCGGTCTCTTCGGAGACTACGCTATCTTCCAATTCACGGCCTCCTCATCATCGTCACGGTCGTACTTGTCGCGCACGGGCTTCTCGGTCGGGCGCGGCTTCTGACCGCTCAGCATCCTGTCGAGCAACTGCCCCACCAATCCCAATGCGTCCACCTGGTCGTCATGCTTGCCGGCGGGGAATGACAGAATCTCGCTTCGAAGATCGGGCCACCACGGCGCATCAGCCTGGTAGTAGATGCCGGCGAGTGCCGCCCTGCCCCTTATGGACTGAGCCCTGACAGCCTTGTCGCCACGGGTCGGGAATTGCTCTCTTGCGCACCATGCCTTGCGTTGGCGCTGCATCTTGTCGAGAAATGGACCGACACCAGCCCGTATCTGCCCCTGCTCCTCGGCCCAGCCCATCGGCTTGTGAGCGAGAACGATATCGCAGAACGCTTCAACCCATTTGTCGGACGTGGCCTGCTTGCGCCACAGGTCCAGGATGTAGATGCGATCCTCGGGATCGACGCCGACCACGACATGGACCGTGTAATCGCCACCATCGGCAGTGACCGCATAGTCCGAGCCACCGTAAACCCTGAGCGTCTTGGGATCAGGCAGTTTGGCGACAGGCTTGAACCAGTCTGCCTTGAAATAGTCACCATCCTCTGGCGCGGGGCGCTGCTGGTAGAGCGAAGACCAATCCCTTGCCTGCGTGTTACGTCTGATGCGTTCCAGGCGTTCAATGGGATATGCTTCTGGCCACAGGGCCTCTCCAGCCTCATTAATTGCCGGAAGCTCCACCACCTCCCATTTATCGCCGCCTGCCGCCTGCTGGGCCAGAAGCCGGCCGCAAAGGTCATCCTCGTGCATTCGGTGGTTGATGACGACAATGGCGCCGCCCGGCATCAGGCGGTTGTAGGCTGTTCCCGTATACCAATCCCAGACGTTCTTGCGCTCAAGCTCGCTCTGGGCATCCTTCATCGAACCGAATGGGTCATCGATCAGGATGACATCGCCCCCACGACCAAGTACCGAGCCGCCAACACCAAGCGAATAGTAAATTCCGCCCTCAGAAGTGTGCCACTTGCCCTTGGCCTGGCTGTCTTCGGACAGTTTGGTGTCGAACACCGCCCGGTATTCGCGGCTATTGATCGTGTTCCTGACCGAGCGACCGAAGTCAGCTGCCAATTCCGCCGTGGCAGACACAGACAGAAACTGCTTGTGAGGCTGCCTGCCTAGATACCATGCCGGCAGGCGGATCGAAGCCAGCTCAGACTTGCCGTGCCTCGGTGGCACCAGCAGCATAAGCCGATCGATCTCTCCGCGCTCTATTCGCTCAAGCTGCCCGGCAATGGTCTTGTGATGCTTGGCGGTCCTGTACCGGGAAAACGTATACTCAGTGAACGATATCAGGCTCCCCGCCGCGTCCATCCGCTTCAGGAGTTCCGATGCGGCCTGCTGCGGCGTCACGGAGGAAGGCGACCAGCTCGTCGCGGGTCCAGTCTGTTGCATCGCGCTTGTCATCTATGGTGACGGTCGATTCCTGGGCGGGCTTGCCATCGAGACGATCCGCCACTTGCTGCATTGCCCAGCCTTCGCCCTCTAAGGCGCAATCAACCAGCTTATCAGCCAATTCGCGCAGCTTGGGTTCGCCGCTCTTGCCAGCCTGGCTGACGGCAATGCGGAGCATGTTGGCGAAGGACTTTTCCTTGGGAGGACGGCCGGCCATTAAATTGGCCTATCGTTCTGATATATCACGAGGGCAGTTCCTTTTGGGATTGTTGCCGAAAGGGCTTGCCCGCCCCGTGCACCGATGCGTCAGTAATGGCTCCCGAAGGGCCTTCGCTTGTGATTAACGGTGAGTGGCGGGCAATTGGGT